AGTCCGTGGATATTACAAAACCATACAACACTAAAAGGGCTAAGGAAGGCTACAGGCAACCTATGCATCAAGGTTAGGTCGGATGAAATTTACCCAGGGCTAGAAATTTTCTACAAAAGAATGATAGAGGATCAGCATAAAGCAGGCGGAATAAAGTTCCACACGAGCGATATATTCTTCAGGGCAGACAGGGAGGAAAAGTTCCATATTTCAGACCATATAATCGGAGGCCCAAAGTGCGCCATGATTAGCGCTTTCGAAAAATCTACCAAAGAATGCTGCAATAAGAGAATAAAAGAATACACCTTCCCCGAACAGCTAATATGTAAATCAATACTAAGAAGCAGGGGGGTCGAAATCAAAGACTATAAGTCAAAACAGATCATGAAGGAAAATTTTGAAATAGTACCAATAAACTCAATGAAGGATTCTATATGGACATGCAGTTACAGAAAGTACGACAAACTAACCACGCAAGAGACTGGGTGGCTGCAAGATATAAAAAATATCTAAAATAGTTATCAACATTTTCTCTTTTTAGTTGTAATTAATGTTCTACTATGGTACAATTTATAAAGAATAAATCAAATGCAAGTTAAAAAACGAAACGGACGACTAGAAGACTTTAATGTAGACAAGATTAATACTTGCGCCGAAAGGGCCTGCGAAGGGATAAGCGGGGTGTCTGCCAGCGAAATAATACTAGATGCACAGCTACAGCTTTTCAGTAAGATAACTACAGCGGAAATAGACCAAGCTCTCATATTCTCGGCAAGAGACAAAATATACAAAGAGCCCAATTACTCTTTTGCGGCAGCAAGAATACTCCTAAACTGCCTATACAAAGAAGTGTTCAAAGAGGGAGCGGACTCAGATATCCTAGAGCTTCAGTACAGGAAGTGCTTTGTTCAGAATATTAAGATATTAACAAAAGACGAAAGGTTAAGCGAAAAAATGCTAGAGTTTGACCTGAAGAGACTTTCGGAAGCCCTTGTGTTATCAAGAGATAACGACTTTAAATACCTAGGGATTAAGACCTTACACGATAGATATTTCATTAGAGCAGAGAATAAAATCATGGAATCCCCTCAGGGATTCTGGATGAGGGTGGCTATGGGGTTGTCAATAAACGAGGAGGATAAAAACGAGAAGGCAATAGAGTTCTATAACTTAATGTCTCAATTTTTATACACACCGTCTACGCCAACTTTATTTAACAGCGGGTCCGTAAGGTCCCAATTAAGCTCCTGCTATCTAAATACCTTTGAGGATAGCATCGATGGAATATTTGACGGAGCATGGCAGGAGGCAAGAAAATCAAAGTATGCAGGAGGTCTAGGGTTAGATGTAACTCCCTTTAGGGCAGCAGGCTCTCACATTCGGGGTACGAACGGAATCTCAAGCGGGCTTGTGCCGTGGCTAAAAATTTACAATGATCTATTGATCGCAGTCAACCAAGGGGGCAAAAGGCCAGGGGCAGGCTGCGCTTATCTAGAGCCCTGGCACTTAGACTTCGAAGACTTCTTAAATCTACGAAGGAATACGGGGGACGAAAGGCTAAGGTGTCACGACATGAATACTGCTGCATGGATCCCCGACGAGTTCATGAGAAGAGTCCAAAGCGAAGAGGACTGGTATATGTTTGACCCGTCAGAAGTCGGATTGCACGACCTTTTCGGAGAAGAGTTTGACAGTTCGTACAAAAACTTATGCAAAAAAGCAGAAGAAGGCAGCGTTAAAAATTGGAGGAAAATGCCGGCTAAGGATTTGTGGAAAAAAATGCTAAAAGTTCTCTTTGAGACGTCTCACCCATGGAACACCTTCAAAGACCCCTGCAATATTAGATATACAAATCAGCATAAAGGGGTGGTACATAGTTCTAATTTATGCACAGAAATAACACTTCATACAAAAGCCTCCTCTTATGATAAAGGGGAAAAAACAGAAACAGGGGAGACGGCGGTATGTAACCTAGGATCGATCAATCTAGCCAGACACATAAGAGAACACACAAACGCAGAAGGAAAACTTTGCTACGACATCAACTGGACAAAGCTCGCAGAAACGACAGAGACTGCAGTCAGAATGCTAGACAATGTGATAGACCTAAACTTCTACCCGACGAAAGAAGCCTCAAACTCAAACCTAAAACACAGACCCGTCGGGTTAGGAATGATGGGACTGCACGATTTACTGCATAAAATGAATATAGTTATCGATTCAAAGGAAGGAATTGAGTTCAGTGACAGACTTTTCGAATCCTACAGCAAGAATGCAATACTGTCAAGCTCCAAGCTAGCGGCAGAGAGGGGAGCATATAGCAGTTATTCAGGGTCACTATGGGACCAAAACGTTCTACCAATAGACAGCCACAACAACCTAATGGATTACAGAAAAAAAGACAATGCCAACGAAAAACTACAGGAATGGAACGAAGTAAGATCTCATGTTAAAAAATACGGAATGAGAAACTCTAATGTTATGGCCATAGCTCCGACGGCGACAATTGGATACATAAATGGGGTAGAGCAAAGTATCGAGCCAAATTTCTCCACGCTGTTTGTTTACGAAAATAAGTCCGGAAACTTCTATATAATCAACGAACACTTTGTCAACGATATGAAGAAGCTAAACCTATGGAACCCGACTACGGCAGATTTAGTCAAAAAGGCAGACGGAGACTTATCCTTATTAAACGGCGAAATTCCAAATGAAATAAAAGACAAATATAAAACAGTATTCAACAGGGATATGTTTAAGCTAATAGAAGCAAACGCAGCTAGGCAAAAATGGATGGACCAGTCAATAAGCTTCAACCTTTACAACAGCGGCACTTCGCTCAAATACCTCAACGATATATACATGGCCTGCTGGGAAGCGGGATTAAAAACAACTTACTATTTAAGAAACAAGGCTGCAACTAAAGTTGAAAAATCAACCTCAGAAGAAGCGAAAACCGAAGCCTGCAGTATAGAAGCAATGAGCAATGGAGGAGAGTGCGAAAGCTGCCAATAAAAAACTTGACTTTAGGGTATTTTTCATGTATTATATCATATATATGAAGCATATAATTATATCGACAATAGCAGTACTACTGTCAGCGAGCCTGTGCTACTCGCAAGCTAGAGCCCTCCCAAACAAGAAGGACGTGGCACAGTTCCTTCAGGATGTTTCCGTAACGATTAAATCCGAATCAGAAAACAGTAAGTCAGAGGGGTCAGGGGTACTAATTAACAGAAAGATAGGTGCCGAGCAGGTAGCCTTTGTTTGGACCTGCGCGCACGTGATAGATAATCTCAGAAATATCAGAAACGTAGTAAACGAAAAAGGAGGATCAGTGAAGATTGTGGAATTTGACGACCCCCAGATAATAAAAGAGTTAGTAGAGGGAGGGAGAAGGGTCGGCGAAATTAAAATGGACGCAAAAGTAATCAAGTATAGTGACTACGAACACGGACACGACCTGGCACTCCTTATGGTTAGAGCAAGGGACTACAGCAAGGCTAGTGCAAAATTTTATCTAAGTAAAGAGGATTCAATAATCCCAATTGGCACCAGATTATTTCACGTCGGATCCCTATTAGGACAGATGGGAGCGAATAGTATGACTACAGGTATCATTTCCCAAATAGGAAGAGTAGAGGACAAGGTTGAATTCGATCAGACTACGGTTACGGCTTTCCCAGGGTCTTCAGGCGGAGGTGTTTATCTAGAAGACGGACGCTATGTAGGAATGATAGCAAGGGGAGCGGGAGAAGGTTTTAATTTAATGATCCCCATTAGGAGAATAAAAAACTGGGCAAAAGAAAATAATGTTCTATGGGCAATTGACCCAACAGCAAAGACCCCTCCTGTCAAGGAAATTTTATCAATGTCGATTGAAAGCTCAGGACTAAAAACAGCCGAAACGAAGAAGTCGAAAAACAAAAAAAGGATGAATTTCCTAATAAGGACAACAAAATATGAATCTCAGTCTATACAAACCCAATAGTAAAAACAGCGGATGTGCGTTCAGCTTCAGCGTGGGGCCAGGAACGAAAGGCGTTCCTTCTATTTATTGCAGCGCAATACAACAGCACAGTTGGAATTCGGGAACAAAAACCGCAAATTTCTCAAAAAACAGAGAAGATGCGGAGAAGAATATTAACGTAAAATTCAACGAGTTTGAGATAGGGGCAATAATATCAGCATTCAACAATAGATACGAGTATAGCACCTACCATACCTTTGACGAGAACTCTACCTCAATAAAGCTAACTCCGTGGGATAAATCCCAAAAAACAAAAGACGGAAGCCAAATTGTTCCAGCATTCGGACTTGTGCTAACCAGAAACGGGAGCCAGACATTCAGGCTTCCGATGGAACCTGGAGAAGTCGAAGCCTTAAAAATGCTTTTTGCAAGGTACTTCGATGAGCTGTTTACATTTTCTGCTAACAAAAAAAAACAACCAGAGGAAGCCAGGTCGCAACCAAAGTCGACTAACGAGGCTCCCTTCTAATGGCTAAAAAAAAAATCCTATTCCACAGTAACTGCTCAAGAGTCTTTACGGGATTCGGGAAAAATGCCAAGAATATATTAACCCATCTCTTTTCAACAGGAAAGTATGAGATAATAGAGGTGGCGAACGGAGTAAAGGAGGAGTCTCCAGCTCTGCAGCTTTTTCCATGGAAATGTATAGGGAGCTTTCCTAACGACCCTGCTATTGAAAAAGAGTGCGATACAAACAACTCAACTAAAAGCAAAGCGGGATATGGGCACTTCAGGATAGATGAAATAATTTTTAAAGAAAAACCAGATATATATATTGGCTCGGAGGATATATGGGCGTTTAACGGGTTCTGCGAAAGGCCTTGGTGGTCGCACATAAATACCATACTTTGGATAACTCTAGACTCGACTCCAATACTAGATACGACAGCTTCTACAGCAAGGAACACGGACAAGTTCCTAACCTGGTCAAATTTCGCCCAAAAAGAGCTAGCATCTCAAGGAGTAGGGAACGCCCAATGTATACATGGACCGATAGATGACTCAAACTTTTTTAAATTAAAAGACGAACAGAGAAAAAAAATAAGAAATAACAGCAACATAGAAGAAGATGACTACATAATAGGATTTGTATTTAGGAACCAGCTAAGGAAAAGTGTCCCAAACCTATTAGACGGATTTGCCAAGTTCAAAAAAGAAAACAGCAAAACCTCAGCAAAACTATTACTTCACACTAACTGGCAAGAGGGCTGGGATATTCCCAAATTAATCAAAGAGAAGGGCATAGAAAACAAGAATGTTTTAACTACATATTTTTGCTCGAAATGTAAAAAATACAAAATACAACCCTTTGCCGCAGACAATAAAAAGGGAGGAGAAAAGCAATGCTGCCCCCACTGCGGTAGCAAGCAGGGGCTAAACACATCAAGCGTGCACGAAGGGCCAAGCGAAAGCCAGCTAAACGAAATATATAACCTCATGGACGTATACTGCCACCCCTTTACTTCAGGAGGTCAAGAACTACCCATTCAAGAGGCTAAGTTATGCGAATTAATAACACTAGTTACGGACTACAGCTGTGGACAAGATTGTTCCTCAGAAGACTCAGGAGGCATGCCTCTATCTTGGGCAGAATACAGAGAGCCCGGAACGCAGTTCGTAAAAGCAAGCACTTGTCCCCACAGTATATGTAGCAAACTAACAAAATCCCTCAAAATGAATAACGCAAAAAAGCTAAGGATGGGAAAAAAAGCAAGAGATTTCGTAGTTAAAAACTACTCGATAGAAGCTTCGGCAAACAAATTAATGAAAATAATTGATGACATGCCTGAGAGTGACAAGGGTATGCTCAACAAGGATAAACTAAAAGCAAACCCCAATTGCATAATCCCAGAGGCAGAAACGGACGAGGAGTTTATAACAAAAACATACAAGAACCTTTTGAGAGTAAAACTAAAAACCCATTCAGAGGTATTTGAGTTTTTGCTAAAAAAAATCAGAGCAGGAACCTCAAGAGAAAAAATATTTGCAGCACTAAAAAAGAATGCGGAAAGACAAATACAGTCCTCAAAGAAAAAGGAAAAAACAATAGCAGATTTCCTAGACGACTCCGACAAAGGAAAAAGAATAGCAATAGTGCTACCAAAAAGCATAGGAGATATATTTATGGCAACAAGCCTACTGGCAGACATTAAAAAAACATACGAGGACTACAATCTGTATTTCATATGTCAAGAAATATACCACGAGATACTAGAAGGAAACCCCTATATACATAAGGTTCTCCCAATGACTCCAGAGTGCCACGACGCACTAACACTAGAAGGCTTTAGCGGAAGAACAGACCGGCCGGATGAGGAAGGTTTTTTTGAAGTAGCAATACTTCTCCACATAAATAACCAGAGAGTATTAAACTATACAAGAAACGGCAAAGACAAAATATCCCTAGACTTATGCACCTAATAGAAAACTACGCTCTGGCGGCAGGATGCAAAATAGGAACTCCCCATATTGAACCTCTATTCTATCCAATAGAACACGATAAATATATAACAATACATGGGGGCTCCGGAATGGATTCGAAAAATTATTCTTATTTCGAAAACGTTATTAAATTAATTAAACCGAAATTAAAAGAGCAAGGAATCAAAATACTCCAGATAGGGGAAAAGAAAGACGAGAGCATAAAGGGGGCAGAGAGCCTATTAGGAGAAACGTCACTAAGGCAATCCTTTTTTGTCCTAAAAAACTCCATGCTCCACCTAGGCAACGACTCGTTCTCGACCCACGTCTCGGCGTTTTACGAGACCCCAGTAGTAGCTCTCTACGGGCCCGTAATAACGAATACATGTAGCCCCTACTGGGGGGATAAAAACACACAATCCCTAATCTCCCCAGACTATTCCTCGAGAAAGCCTTCCTTCGCGACAAAAGAAGTAACCAAGAGGGTTGACGAAATCTTTCCAGATCATGTCGCAAGCGAATGCCTTAGGTTATTAAACATAGACAACAACCTAAGCGAAAATAAGCCAATCCACATAGGTAGCAACTTTCACACACAAATAATAGATATAGTCCCAGATTCAGAACCCCCAAAGACAATACAAATCAAGGAAGGAAGTATGATAAATATAAGGGCGGACTATACAGACAATCCATATATGACAGAGTACTGGGTAAGGAAACACAAATGCGCAATCTACTTAAATAAAGAGATAGAGCTTAAACTAATAGAAGAAAATAAAAACAACATAAAAATAATATATTTATTTATATCAGACGAAACACCAGAAGACTATATAAACAAAATCATATCAACAGGAGTTAAATTAAAACTATTATATATAGGAGAAGACATTTCTTCAATTAGGTTAAAATTCTTTCACCAAAATATTTACAAAGATCAAGAGCTGTCGAAAAAAGACCTTGACAATCCAGACAATCTATGTCATAATTATACATACTATGAATCCAGTCTCAACATTATCAGGGGTGACAAAATCTACCCAAGCAAAGCAGCGATGGATCTTGAACTTGAAAAACAGTGCAATACAACATTCCTGCAGAAAATCATAGACAATAGAAGCTTTTACCAGGAAATAGATTACTTTAAAATATACAAAAATGACAAAGACAAAAAAGACTAAAGATTACGGGCCGGACATTTACATAAGAGACGAACATGGGTTACTACAGAACGCGGAGTATGAATTCAATGTGGACGGCTCAGTGAACTGGAGGGCGATGATTGACCCGTCCCACCTATTCCCAAGCAGGGACTGGTTCAAGACGAGGAGAATGGACATGCCCACCTCGATTGAAGGATTAAAGGATCACCAACTATTAATCAAACTAAGCGGAATTAAGGAGCTTGCTAGACTCAGGGGTTTCTCGGAAATTCACTACGAAACAGTAAAATGCGAACAGGATCACGTGGCTGTAGTTTGTAGAATAAAATTTATCCCTAACTATGAAACAGGCGGAAGCCAAGTTGTATTTCAAGATATGGCGAATGCTACAATTCATAACACTAGCGACTTCGGCCAAATATTTCTAGAGACAATAGCCTGCAACAGAGCGTTCGTTCGGTGCGTTAGAAACTTTCTAAATGTACATATCGTCGGAGACGACGAAATCAACAAAAACAATAAACCAAAGAAGGATCACTCTCCCGTGGCAGGATTAACCCCTCATTCCATACTTAGTGGCGCCGCGCAGAAGAAACTAAACTGCGATTCATTTGACGGCTTTAAGCAGGTACTAAGAGACTGGTGGAGAGAAGAGAAGTACAGAAACGAGGACATCTCCAGCTGGGAGACGTGGGAAGATATTCCAGCCTCAGAATCAAGAGTTCTTCTCAAGCTCGTCAACGGCTGACTCTAGGGATACGACTTTTTGTGAGAGAGCCTTAATACACTCAACAAGAAGAGGAACAATTTTTTCATACTTGACAGCCTTGTCTCCAGACTCTCTTTCTGAGACGACCTCAGGAAGAACCTTTTCAACCTCTTGAGCTATAAGCCCGACGTCTCTTCCGGAGTATACATTCTGATTATCCCTCCAGTCAAAGGATACCCCTCGAAGCTCGTTAACTTTTCGCATGGGTTCTGAGATTACAGATATGTTTTTCTTATACTTCTTATCCGAAAGGGCGAACGAAATAACATCTCCAGTAAAGTAAGCGCCTCCATCAGCAGCAAAGAACAGTCTTGTTAAAGAGTCGGTGCTAGAGCCCGCGAGATAAGGGTTACCGAAATAGAAGGCGTTCTGCATTTGCTCAACCGTTGTTAGCTTAAAGTTAGACCCGAATATAGCGCAAGTGTTAGCGCTGTAATTACCAACGAGCTCATTGTTATTACCGAACACATTCAAAGCAACCACGTCGCCAGGATTAGAATATGCCGAATTAGTTTTTTCGCTCGCACCGATAACTCTATTAGCATTCCCTAAGAAAACTGAGGAGGTTGTATTAAAGATAATATTGTCTGACCCCATAACTGTAAGCTGAGCCTCTTCATTCCCAGCACCAGAATTATCCCAGCATATTTTATTTTTAGAACCCAGGGTCGATACGGATGAGTACAAACAATCCGACCCCCCCTGCTTATTGTTTATTATATTTCCAGCACCACCGAGCACGGCATTCTTTAGTCCGTATCCTGAAGTCGAAGTGGATGCGATTATCAAAGAGTTCTTTGAGTTATGCAGGGAGTTTCTTTTGCCGCCAACAATGGAGTTATAAGAAAATAATTGACTAGACTCATCTGAATCACCCAACTCAACAAACTCCAGCATTCGCCTCATCTCGGAAAGGTTTCGGGAAGATTCCGTTGTTTTACCGGTGGCCCACATGTCTTCACCTCCTGATGATGACAGATCAAGACTAGCTAGCTTGGTGGTATTTTTGTCTGCCGGCCAAGTATGGCCCCCCACCGCGCCGCCGTTAATCATATTCGCCGCAATAACAAATGCGTCAGGCAGCGTGGCAGCTCCTAATGCCGCGTCGCCCCATGAGAGATCGCTACTGGAACTATAATATGCCTCAGACACGGATTTTAGAGTAACAACCCTCAAATTATCATCCAGCCCAGACTGCAGAAGCATCCAAATGCCTTTGCCGCTACCTGCGTAGACATAAATCCACGGGAAAAAGTTTCGATCAATCCAAAGCACATGACCAACCAAGCTCGAGTCGGTCCTGTTAATATAATTTGAGTTAGGAGGGAGCTCGCCTCCGAGATTGTGGGCTTCGGTATTAATACGGTCTACAGGAACTTCCCCTAGCCAATACGCGTGCTTGTGACCATAGAGGGGAATAAGATACATATCCTTCCCCTGAATTTTAAAGGACTCACACTTGAACGCCCCAGAATGAGGAGCGGAGACATCGTTACTATGCTTAACAGTTAAAGGGAGAGAGTTTCTGTCGCAAGGCATGGTTAGAGCAATAAACGGATTAAGATTGGCGTACGGGTGGTCGCCGGCCTCCCAATACACATCTTCATATTCTCCATTGGTCTGCTGAGTACTCCAATGGGTAAGGTAATTGCTTTTAGGAAATGTTAAACTGGCCCTACATGCACCACCAAACATCTCAGATAGCATCTGGGAATACAAGTCGGAAGAGAAACCTTTCAGAGTAGTATATCCACCATTATTACCGAAAGTATTTTCAAACCACGCAAAATCACCTGCCGTCCATTGGTCCATTACCCCCGCAGCCAAAAGTTTCCTTCTATAATCCCTCGAGAGATCAACAACAACCTCGGACCACCAAGGGGCTGCGGGACTCTGATGAGAAGAGCTAGTCATAGGATAATTCTCAGAGCTACCAGTTCCGACGCTTTTCCAATTATTAAAATTCACATTACCAGAGCCTATAAAATTAGATTGACCATTAATAATACTACCATAATCGCTCTTGCTAATTACATTACCAAACCCAGTAAGAATTGCACTGTGATCAGAATTAACAATCTTATTTGCCCTACCAGTCAATATAGCATTAAAAGAATCAGGCTTACTATCTGTATTTAATATAGCATTAGCAAAACCAGAACCAATAAAAGAAAAATCATTATCCAAAATATAATTACCATAACCAGAACCAATAAAAGAGAATTTGCCAAATAAACTATTGTGTGCGCCACCTGTGATAGTTGAACATAGATTAGATTTTGTATCGGTAATATAATTAGCTACCCCACCTCCACAGAATATTTGACCGCCAATCAATTTCTCATTACTAAAGCTAACGTGATTGAGGGCGTGATCTGTTCCGACTCCGATTGATATTGTACCGCTATCATTTATTGAACCATTTATAACAGAACCAAACATTTCAAGTCTTAATCCGTTCCACCTAAGATAATTGCCCATGGGGCTATACAGCTCAAACATCGGAAGAGCAGGTGGAGCAACATACTTCGAACCATCTGCGTAAGTTAAATTACTAAATACTCCATCGGGGCATAGTTTTGTCGGATGGTATCCAAGAAAGTAACCAGGCTCTCTTGCGTATGGAATCGTCCATGTGGTTACATGAGGTTTGGCTTGAGTAGCCACAGGTGTTGGTGTGGAAGAAAATTTATCGGTATTATTAGGGTCATTAGGATCAATGTAATACTCAAGGGTATGCTGTGTATTTCCTACTGTTACGCTTGTGATATTGCGCATTTCAGGCTCATTTGCGTTAGCATCTCTATCGTTATAGTTTTTTCTAGGATCAGGTAGATTGTCTCCATTAGCAACATTATTTTGATATTCGTGGGCTGGATCGTTTTGGTTTTGAGATGGGCCATCTATCATTCGATATATCATTTGATATACCGTAAAATTTTGCGTCAGCCAAAACGCAAGACCACTCACATCAGCGCTCCTGCCTAATACATTTTGATAAACCGCTTGAATTGCATCATTGTTATTTAATATAGAGTCTGCGAAATAGTGTTTAATCCCATTGTGAGATACTGAATACTTACCATCAGACACAAGATTACCATTCTCGTCGTATTGCTCAACATTTGCAGTAACAGGGTAATTAGTACCCAAAGAAGAATTCAAATCAACCTTGACTCCGCCGGCTCCTGGAGTATATCCAGTTTGGTCCAACTGGCTAGCTATAAAGCCCTGATAAGGATCATCTATACCTGTAACAATGCCTCTCTTGACAAATACATCGTCAGCAAGAAGCAGGTTAGTTGCGACTTGCTGGAAATGGATGCCAAACCTTTCCCATATTCTTGAGTTATCGCCCGGGGTAAAAGAGTCGTTGCCCGATGTGTTTTCTGTGGTGCCCGTAGGATATGTAAGATCGTATATTGCTTTAGTAAAACCTAAACCGTAACTATCATTAAGCCTTCTAGTGGGAATGTCTTGGCCGAAAGCAAACTCTTCGGCGCCTTCTTTGGCAAGCCAATATTTTGCATTATAATATACAATATCCCGCCTCTCTTTCGTCCCAAAGTACGTTTCATCGACCTTCCAAGTTCCCCTGTAGGTAGTTGTCGCTCCGGTTGGACCGCTCTTTCTTGCGGAGATTACCCTATTGACAGTTTCCGCTTGACCCCCTTCAGTTTTCCAGTAGTCTCTCGTGTCGTAAACAACTACCCCAATAGGTATAGACACCTGACTTTCTTCGTCGAAATACTTTACCGGATTAACGCCTTGAGTTGTCGGCTTGAAAAATGTAAGCGCGGCCTGAATATCCCGATCAAGGTGACCAGCGTCATAATCACCGGGCGAGGCAGGGTCCCCAGTCTCATTGGCATAATCATAAAGAATTTTATGAGTCACCTTATGAATGTCAGCATTCTGGGCAAGTGGAGGGGATGCATTAACCAACCCCAACACGGAAGTTAAATTAACGCCAGCTTGAGAACCTTCTCCAGCCTCTTGGGTAGTATATCTTTTAATCCCAGATATTACTGGTACGGTATCAGCAACAAATATACCATAAGTCATAGGCGCGGGCATATCCGCCCAAGCCAACAGCTGGTCGCCGGCATTAAACAGGGCGAGCTTAAAGCCCGGGGCTAAAGTTGGATCGCTATCAGAAGGAAGGCTAATGGTCACATACTTAACATCTTGATCGGAGACGTTGGACATGTCGCCATCAGTTCGTTTTTCTACCGTGGTCTGCATACTAGAACCGTAAGCGCTCGGGCCTCCATCCCGTACGTACTTTCCGTTATTATAATCGTGATAGTAAAAATCAATTTGCTTGCCATCATAATTAGATATAGCATTAGGCGTAACAACCCATTTAATCTGATCTCCACTGCCGTCATAGTCGAAGTTGTGACCGTCTATAGTAAGATAACTAGGCGCGAGACAAGCCTTATTCAAACCGATGTACGCCTCGATTGTCGAAGTCAAGGCCTCAACCGACACAATCACCTCGGTTGCGCTATCAGATGTAATAGGTATTTCGGTATTAAGGTTATCGGTAAATAAAGTTACAGTACTAGACCCATTATTTATCTCGACAACAGGAAGCTCCTCGGTGTCGATATAAGTCCGGCCAACCGTCCCGCCAGGATTAGCAGCCCCGCTATCAATTCTCGCAAGGGGCTGAGAAAGCTTGGTATACGTAGTCTTAATCTTTATCCTGTCCGCACCAATCGTTTTTTGGGAAACAGGGATATAGTACATATAATCCTTACCCGCACCGCTAGAAGTGTCCACGTAATCATTCCCAGAACCAGAATCTACATCCTGCAAAAAGTGCCACTTTAAACCGCTGTAATAAATTAATTCTCTTTCCGTAGGATTAGCGCCTGTGGCAGCAGACAAAGTTTTTGGGGCGCCAACTGTATATCTGTCAATTAAGTTCCTTGCGTCAGTCTTACGAGTTTTAGGGTAACATTCCCCATCAGGATCTCCATTCAAAAACTTTTCATCTACGACAAAACCCTCGGAAGGAATAAGCTCAAAGGAAATGTTACTGCTAGTTGTAGCGTCTGCATGAAATTCATCAGACACATTCTCCGTGCCAAGAAATATCTGCATAGGCACGATGTTCTCAGCCCTATCAAGATCACCAACCCCCGTCTCCTCATAATACCTTGACCAAGTTATCATCTTTCGCAACAGATTCAATCTTATCGCATGATCAATAGGCTCAGCGGTGTTTATATAAACTTCAGTAGAACCATCAAAAAGACTGTTTCCATCCACTACACCACTCCACTTAACTGAGTCCTTATCGACAGCGTCGCCTGTTGTATTATACGTCTGAAGAACTTTTGTTAGAATCTTTATCTCACTAACGTGATCTGAATTATCAAAATCTAAGTCCAGCCTAGCCTTACCAACAACCTTTCCATTAGGATCTGTAATTTCAAATATATTTCCAGAAGCAGAACTCCCTTCATGAGGGTCTATAGCGTAACCCACTGGAGATGCATCCGTACTAACAATAGAAACATTGGAACCCTGGATATAGTTTCCACGCAAAACATTACTTATCACCAAGTTAAACAAATGGGTATATGTATTAAGAGATGTACCCTCTCCAGTAGGAGCAAACAAAGATAGCTTACAAGGAATAACTCGGCTTATTATAGGTTGAAGCTGATGCCTGTCTGCGTAGTCAAGAGAACTTCCTGTATCTGCTGCAAATCTAGTATCAAGCAGCCTCGTAATAAACTGGTCGTCAGAATCAACAGTCTCAACAAGTATATTAGCCTTTCCGTCATGAAGATCAACGACTTCGAACTCATCAAGAATTTTAATGTTTTCCGCTGTAATTGCTGCGTCCCAGTTGTCGATAGTTATAGTGCCAGGGAAACTGTAATCAAACTTCCTGTCAACCAAAAAGAAAGTACTCTTTCCATCGACAACTGAATCACTAACAGAATAAGTAAACTGTAGCGGATAATTACCCTGCCAGTCACTGCCGTCTCCTGGGTCAGCATTCGGAAGAGCGCCCCATTGGCTTGAAGTTATAACGGCCCCGTTGACACTATGAACATAGTCTCCCCACTGCCTCCTCAACATAAAGTGAGTCTCCTGGGGGTTATTAGGATCGCCCTCGACAGTAGGAGGCCCTTCATAAATAGCCAATTGCTCTCGCATAGACTCAACCCAATCAAGACCAATACTCTGAACATTTAAATCATGCTCCTCAGTACCATACTTTAATTTAGGATAGATATTTATTATAGCAGTAGAGTCATCTCCGTTTCTTATTATACTACCCTCATCGGAAGTGAGTATGATAGATGCAAGATTAGCAGGCTTATCCTTTCTTGTTATAGTTATTTTTTTTCTATCCAGAGAGAACTCCTCTGGAATAATTCTCCAGTAATCGCCTTGAGTTATGGAATACTCTCCCAATGAGCTATTCCAACTATCAATCATCGCCTGGAGTTCGGCAGTGATATCTATTGAGGGGGCTTGGTTTATTAGCTCAGCACCAGAATGTACGTTTATACTTCTAAAAACGGCTCCATTGTATTTAGCTAAGTCTCCAGCAAGGTAGGTTCTATTCGAGTCGTAGGCAGGAGTCCTAGGCTTAATCATAAACTCCACAGTATAAGAGTCCGCCATAGGAATTAAGCTAGAAGGAAGCGCTTCGTTGGGGTCCAATAAATCAAGCTCTTCAAGATCGTCTTTAATTTCCTCTAAAGTATCTCTCTCGACATCATTAGAATTATCTGTTGCGTCGGTAATTGGCTTGCCAGTAAAAAGAATTAGTTGATTATTAAGAGAATCTACCTCAGGAATTGGGGTGCCTCCTCCCAAGAAATCTAAAGTAATAGAGCCTCCAGCATTAATATCGGAAAGGTCATTTAGACCCATAATGCCTATCGCATCATTAGATATAGGCCCGTAAGCGTCATAAGCCTGCTGCTCCTCAACAGTTAAGCTGTCATGCGCGTTTTTACTAATGTATTGATCGTGAGATTGATAATGCGCAGACTGCTTCCATATTCCAGGGTTTGTACCAGGCTCGGTTGAACTGTCGTTAACCAAAGCCTTATAAGAAAGATTATTATGCTTAACTATATCCCCAGCGACATAGCTGCTACCACTAGCCCACTCCTTGCGCTCGTGAGCATAGGTTTGATTACCGACAAGCCTCGCAACATCACTACCGGCTAGAGTTTTACTAACGTCTCCGTCCACATAAATTCTAAGCTCAAGCTCGCTAGCGGTATAAGGAGAGCCGTCAACATGCCTAGCGTTTTGAATGGAATATTCTACAGTAATTCTTCCGTCAGAAGGAGAAATCAGTTGAGTTCGTGTTCCATAAATATCCTTATTAGAAGTATAGTAATGATTCCCTGCATGCTCGTCAAATGATACAAATTGACTCGTTGTAGACATTTCAATCTTAACAAATGGGTCCGCGCTTTCTTGAACCAAGGTTCCGCGCAAAACTAATTCCGCAGGAGTCCCCGTTCCATCATCCCTAAGATACAACCCTCCCCTTGTTGTCTGAAAACCAAATTGCCCATCACCGCTAATAAAAAACCCAGGAACCCCCATTGTATCATGACCAAAACCCTTACTAGTAATAGATCCATACTCGTATTGAGAGCCGACAACAGAAAAAGGCTTAAAGCCGTCTTCATAAACCTGTTCAAGCATAGGTTGGAATAGAAGCTTCTCAGAGACGCCTAACTCATTGAAAGCTTGTTGCGTAATATAAGGATCCCCATTAGAGATATCAAAATTTTTAGTGGTGTCCTTCTTTTCATACATGTACTTTTGCGAATCAGAGAGGACTCCTCCATTACGGGAAGGCTTAATAGAGTTGCCGATTTCTATCTTATGTGAACCAATAACTCCAGCCGTAATTTTATCTGCGCCAAGGTCAGCAACCTGAGCACTTGTTATTGTAGCGTTAGCTATGTTAGCTTGGCCGATTGTTGCATTGTTGAACGTTTCAAAATTAACCTCGACAAAATAATCATATCCACTAAGCTTAGTTCCGTTAGGCGTTCTGTCGATTCGAGCGATCTGAAAAGTGCCAGGATTCCTTGAGTCTTTCCTAAACAGACTTCTAGATGAATCAGTCTGTATCTTTTCGCTCTTTTGAACATGCAGCCCCCAAGTGCCGAGGCCATTAGGATTAGGTCCCGTAGCGCTAGTAGGCTCATCACCTTGAGGTACAATTCTTTTTGTACCACTCGAATTAGTAGTAGAGTCTCCATCGAAATCGTTAAGAATATCATTAAGCAGGCCAATTCTTGGGCCGTCTATAAGGTCGCCCAAGTTATCAATGTCAGTTGCCTCTGAATCTATAACCTCTGTGCCATCAGTTTCAAGTGCGTTATAAGTGTTAGAGGCTGGATTTCCCGTGCAAAAAAGATAGTAGCCAGAATATTGAATGCCAGTATCACGATCCTTCTCCTCTATGCCAGAATCAGAAGAATCGCTGCCGTGACCAAGGTCGCTCTCGATATCTCGTATGGTTATCCCCTCGTCAAAAGCATTGTGTCGCGAAAACCTAGGGGATACAGAATGATTAGTGTCATACCCATAAGCCCGATCAAAATATATATATCTTACATGCTGATCGTCAGTGAGTTGAGTGGGACTGATATCTGCGCCGGAAGCGTCTTTGTATCTCGCGAGGTTTGCGGCGAAGAGCTCGTGCTGAACACTCATTTCCCCAGAATCAATATAATAACCCTGTCCGGCGCTATACAAATAATGCCCATGCCACTTAAGGTATACGTCAGCACCGTCCTCCCTGAAAGAAAACGGATTATCAGGACGAAGCATTAAAGCGTGCGGAAACTCAGAGCTAAGGTCCTGCTCAAAATTCTCTATGTCTCGAATTGCAGGCTTGCCGAGATCCTTCTTGACCTGACTACTGTCAGGATTAACAGGGTTAGCATGAAGCCTGCTTCTATTTCCCGCGCGATCAACGGACTCTAAATAAAAGTAACCTCTGGCGTTAGAATCTCCTTGAACGCTAATTGAAGTTTCCGTAGACGGAACCTGTACCTCAACGATCTCTACATTGGGGATCAACTTCCAGTGAGTAGTGTCCCCTACCGCACTTGGCGCGTTACCAGCATTAGAAGTAGTCTTAGACTTAAAACAGCGGCTACCCAGAAAGACAACATCATTAACACTATAACTCTTAACAACACTATAATATATTAAATTATAAGTATGAGAACCAGTACCATTATTCAATACAGTATCAGTTCTTACTCGATCAATAATATCATCTTTATATATAATATTTCTATCATCATATATTGTAGCATTAGGCAATAGAGCCCATTTTGCAGGAGTGTCATTCGGAGACTCATCAGTAACGCTCTCTAAGGCCCTGTAAAGCCTTGTTCCCGACTTGTTTGTGCCTAGTATCGTTGGCTTAAATTGAACAAGGTCACCAGAGCCATAGGGCTGCCCAGCAACCCAGTAGGGCCAACTTACATCTAAGGCGTTTTTAAAGTCAAAGTCTTGCTCAAGGAAATCAGACTCCTGGTAGCTGTACCCTTCGGTATTAAAATTAATAATCTCCTCTTCGCTGGCGGATTTACTAATCGGATCACTACCAACCAAATTCCAGAACATTTGAGTATGATCCCGATTATCTAAAATATAATACAAATTATAATAATCAAGGTCAGTAGTACCAACAGGAGGAGTCCAGTTAAGCTGAAATGTTTTATTGGCGCCGGTAATTTTTAAATCGACAGGCTCAGAGGGAGCATCGAAATCAAGAGTTCCTATAGCTCCTCTTTCGTCCTGGCTATACCTATGAGGACTGACTGGGGTAACACCTTCAAAAAGCTCGGCCTGCCCGCTACCAAACAAGTCAAACGGAATAATCATGTAGTCATACTCTGTGTCTTGAGCAAACCCGTTCTCACAGAGCATAGGGGGGAAGTCTTGGTATGAGCTATTATTTTCTGTTACCCCTATATTAATTCCGTTAACAATAGGCTGCTTAGAGGTATTACCTAAGGAAGAAACTCTTCTTACATAAAAGCCGTCCCCTCCTCCGTATTGCTGCTCCCCGTTTGTAGGATTAATCCCGTAGTTAAACAACATCATCTCCTCTGAATTTGCGGTTAAGTCTTGGTCTACAAAAAAGTCAGTGGACTGCTTGTTATAAAAATGGCCACCTTGCTGCGGGTTAGAATTGTCTTGATAAACTTCGGAGTAGCAAGTGACAGGATCGCCCGACAAATCTGGCTCGACATGAGGCCTTCTAAATATTTCTATATACTGAATTCTTTCGTTAGGGGGCAGCTCAAAATGGACGTTTCCAGCATGAACCCTGACGGCAGAGTGATTACTGCCTCCGTCAGTATTATCATTCTTAGAATTACCCTGATCGTTCAAACTTTGCGTGCCTCCCCCCAACTGAAATACCGGCGGAGAATTATAACCAGTTTCTTCGACAAGGTGAGTGGTAACATTGTTTTTGTTTATCAACTCAACTCGAAGCTTCACCCGCCTTTGAGCGTCAACATGCCTCTCCTTGCTATCAAGATTGTGAGGCGTTACATCACTACCATAACTTGCATTATATACAACCCTAAACGGATCGTGGACAGATTTATCAAACGACATATCGACTGCTCGCCTTTGGTTGCGGTTATGATCATTAAACCAGCTTCGATATAAGTGCTCGCTTTGCTCCTTGGTTAAAATGAAAGAGTTCTCTGAAGAAATTTGAAGTTTATTTTCGGCCTTTAGAACAACTCCCGGCTTGTCAATAGTAGAAGACCCCCCTCCTGCGTCAGCAGGTTCCCCGTTAATAATTGCGAGCGCTGGATCTGCTTCGGAAGGAATTAAGTGCGACAAGTCCCTTGCGTCTCTAACGGGAAAGCTGGAGGCGGCATCAGAGTAATCGTCAGGACATATAAAACACGCAGTAAAACCCTCGATAGTATTTACAGTATAATCGGTCTTTATCTTATACGCGACATTTCCGTCTAGATCTTTAGTTATGTCAACCGTATTCCCGACGGAGTCCTTGACTTCCCAACTAATTTGAAAAGATCCCTTATTCTCCCCAAGCGTTGACCCGCTTTCTTTTATTTCTAAATTTTGTATCTCAAGATAAGAGCTCCAAACCTGAGTCGAGTCAAGAGCAAGCTCAGGAGTGTCAAACTCCTCATGAGAAGTTCCAGATTTCTTTATTCTCCCATTGTTAACGGCGAAGTAAGACCCAAACCCATACGCATCATGTAGCTCTATTATATATTTATAATAATTAGAGTGCGTGGCAGAGTGCCACTCCTGTAAAGACGTAGAAACCTGTCGTATAAGCAGCCTCTCTGAACTGACAAGGGAATAAGCTCCTCCGCTAGCATCGCTTCTGTATTTAAGAAGCTTTATCTGGCCGTGGTCAAGGTCTGGATCAGAAGCCTGAACCTCGACCTCCATGCTTTGGCCGTAAAGCTCAAAGGTGGCAGATTCAAGAAAAGGTTTATCATTTTCCAATATAGCTATAGCACTAAACTTATGATCATCTTTCTCATCACCATTAGCATCAAGATCTATGTTATAAAAAATATCATAACCAACTATCTTAACTATAATCCTTCTATCCTGATCAGTAATATTATTATACCTATACAAACTAATAATAGATTCTTTATTTAAATAAATTGAAAAGTCTGTATAATTTTCTAATTTCTCTTGACTATACAGCCAATCGTCAGGCACGTTAAGCTTACCGACAAGCCCACTATCGTTAACCGTAGTCCCATCCCAAGAGGTATAGAACTCAACATTAAAATGGCTAAACATCGGGTTATCAGAACTCACAGAACCGGCCTTATTGCCAGCCAATCTAGCGTTAGCCTTCAAGGAGAATTGTAATTGAAAACTGGCGGAAACAAATTCGTGCTCTTTAATATAAAGGTTACTCGTCTTCTTCGCTCGCCGCCTGACGGAAGCCCTATAGCCAGGCTTCTCTGATTCTATATCCCGCACATCCAAAGACTGAAACCTAAAAGTGCCACTTATATCAGCGGGTAAAATGTTTTTTTCTAACTCAATAAAAGGAGACCTTATTCCAAGTTCGTTTTCAGCGTACAGCCTGATCATGAAATCACCATATTCCTCACCTAGAGAAACAGGGACGGAAACTACTAGTCCGCTCTCGACATAAGTTTCGTCCAGAGTTTTACCGTCGTCCACAGGAATGCCGCCGACCTTCTTGAGTAAAGGGTCAATATCCCCAGTATAAAGCCGCTCCCCAGTTCCAAGGTCTCTAGTAAAGTCTCCAGTCTCGGAAGTTCCGACCATAAAGTAAGAGTCCGTTAAGCTACGTATCTTAAACGTGGCCAATATGTTTATTCTAGACATTCGTAATAACCCCCCTATAAGTTGTATCCTTTACAGCAAAATCTTTTGGAGGAAGAGGGATCTCCATGCTTACCTGAGGAGGGATAGGGAGAGTGGGGCGATTAAGGCTGATTTCATTTTCAATAATAGAGAACTTTTCCCTGTTGTACTCAGAAGCGTTAACCTCGTATTGGCCGTACTCAGACTCAACAACGCTACTAATCCTGTACTGCCTTCGTCCGACATTTCTGAAGTCATCTATACTTATCTCTATAGTATCCTGAGGTGGGGCCGTAGCAGGCTGCGTATCAGGGATACTCAGCGTTCCAAGGCGACTAATCCATTCGTCGAGTTGGCTCTGACTAGGCTTAACAGAAGCTAGGCGAATATAGTCGTGTCCATCATGCGATGAAATTAGATATTTTTTATCGTTTATTATCTTATAAAGATTATTTGACGAGCCCCCTATAATTCTAAATATGTCGGTATCCAAAGACGATCTAAACAATGTGGTGGCCGCGCCATTACTATCCGTGACGACGATGGTATTGCCGTCGATAAGCTTTACTTCCCTCAGAGAGTTTTGAAGATCGATGTGTCGACTGGACTGAAAATGATCTACATTAACAAGTACAGCGCCCAGACCCGAACCAGAAGGCCCGCGTTGCTTAAAAGACAAAACAGTACCCTTAGTAGTGTCAGTAGCCTGACCAGAGAAAGAAAAAGAACCGAGGTGCTCAGAAAAGTAAGAATATTTCTTGCCTTTTATTTGCTTAGCCTCGAGCCCTCCGTTCTCTAATGAATTAAGAATAAAATTGGATAAGACGTTTTCGGAAACAGACTCAGGCCTAAGAAAGAGATCCTTTTTAAAACCTCTTATTGACCATACAGACCCAACCATCATAGACTCCAGGGCTTCTTTTGTTTCGTCTCTGCCGTCTACCCGGCGAAACCTTGAGTAAAAATGTTCGCCGCCAGAGATTTCAGCCCCAGCATCAATATCAACCGAGCTATTAAAAGTTTTCCTCATAGCAAACCCTTGGTCAACAAAGTCTACAGGAGCGCCTCCTTTTGTCTTAGATATTTTAAACGAGGAAAAAGAGTTAGACGATGAAACCGCGTAATAAATACTGCTCTCGTTAAGTCTTTCTACGACATCTTGCCCACTTCCGTCAACGAACCTATACTGAGGAAGTACTCCAAAAGAAGAAAACCTCAAAGAATCCCCATCCTCAAGTCCGTGATTACTCCGAATAATAACATCAGAATTTTTATTTACATCAAACTTCTCCTTCTTAACTAGGTTTTTAATTTCCCTTTTATTCTCAGAAATAAAGCCGTCAAAATAAACCATTTGACTTCTCCTAGTTTCGGAAACCAAGGAGAGCTGGTCGGCTTCAGTAAATGAAGGCAATTTAGACTTACTCTCTGCGACCTCGTCGAGCTTGTTTGGATCCTCAAAGCCCCTCGGGCTTAGAATACACAGCTCAACTCTATCACTATCAAGACCGGTTTCGGGGTCCCAAAAGCTCAAGTTAGACATGAGTTTGTCAACCTTAACAGCGTAATCATTAGGACTTATAGACTTTATTCGGCCATTAATATTCTCGCCAAACCTTCGGCTGTCAGAAATCTCTATAACAGAGCCGGGCAAAAGTAACGCACCCTCCATTCCGGTTGTAAACGAAACCATTTCAGTTTCCAAAGTGGGGGCTAGAACCGTAAATTTAGCAAACCTCTTGGCCTGACCCTTTGAAGTGCATCCGAGTGCGAGAACTTCAGACTCAACATACCCAAACTTATCAATGCCACCGGGGTCTTCATAATACTCAACCTTAGGCTTAAATCCGTCAAACTTATCTAAATACCTTATTTTAGCAGCAGTAACCCTAGTGCTCTTACCAGAGCCAGCGTAAGCGAAGCCGTCCTTAGAAACGTTAGCGTCAGTAAACATAAGCAGGGGATCCCCTTTCTTCTCGGTGGAAAAAGAAACTTTTCCACCTATATAATTCAATACAGTCCTAAATTGAGCGACCAATTCCTTAACGGTTTGAAGCGCAGACTCCTGACGATTATAATAGACATTTAAAGAAAATCTTGGTTCAACAAGGGGGTAAGTTTTTTCTATACAACAAAAGCCTGCTGTTCTTTTACTTGAGTCGGTTGAGTTATGATCAATAAAAGTAGGGCCATAGACCTCAACGTAATGAGCGTTGGCTTCAATCTCAGCAGAGAGACTAGGAACAGACCCTTTGGCAGTAGCCCCCAATACGTTTTTAATTTTTCTCCTCTGAACAGATCCGTCGCTCATGAAGAATGCTATAAATTTACCATTAGTCGCAAGCCTATCTGGGACAGAATCATTAAATTCATCCAAGAAAGAGGGTCGAGTAAGCTTATCCTTTTGTTTGCTATTAAAAATCCTAATAAAGAAAGAGTCTCCGTCACGAAGGTCTTCCAGGTACCTACTCCTACTGCCCAGGTAAGAAAGATTATCCCCGTTTTGCGTGGAAAAATTATTTGTCTCAAAGTATCTCTTGGGAGTCTCTAAAGGAAGCCCGGTCTCCACCAATTCATCGCAAAATCTTGCGGCGCTATATAGGTGCCACTTGTCAACGTCAGACATAGTCATACCATATCTACCAAGGCCGAACCTTTTATTTGTCATTATATCTAAAAGAATCCAGGCGGGATTATCAGTCCAAACCAACTCCTTCTCAGAAACCTCTGCATTTGTGTTCACTCCGCTTTTGCCCCAGGCTCCGGCCCAAGCTCCTATGTATGTTCTGGTTTCAGCGTGGTAATTATCAGGGGTGGCAACTTTTTTAAGCTTTGCAAGATAACTTCTATTAGGAACCTGTTGGAAATTCACAGAATCCCAAAAGGTTTTAATCCAGGCGGTGCACGGATAGTCGAATCTCATAAGCTCGCCCGCCAAACATTTATGACCCCTCACAGCCTTCAAAGAGAGTCTTTTTGAGGTTGTGGCCATTTCATCAACACTACTAATCTCCGCAGTGCATCTTAACAACTGAATTGAGGCGGCCTCCCCTGGACCAATATAAGGCAATTGAAAAGAGTAATCAATAGAGGCAGGGCTAGTACTTAAACCTTTAACATAAATCATCCCCTGGTTTTTAATTTTCTCAGATGCTTTCCATACTTGGTACAAGGCGGGACTACCAAGGGATTTGTATTTTCTCTCAGATATCGTTTTTGCCGTAGGTAAAACCATCCAATATTGGTTTCGCGCAATATAAGCAGCCGAATCAAACCAGCGCATCATGGCGAACTGCGTCAATTCTAATTTACTAGGTCCAACGTAAGTCCATAGGCCGCTATCCTTTTCGGCAGGAGTAAGAGATCCCTTCTTTACCATGTCACTCGGTTTATAATAAACCTTTTCTTGTATTGCGTAAATTTTTCCCGAATTAGCAAGGGTAAGTGTGTCGTCAATTATTGCGGCTTTAACAATAGACATTGTCTCGTGAAAAAACCTCTTAAATAATGCCTCAGGATTATAAGAACCATCGGAAATCTCTGCGAAAACCCCAGCGAAAAGCACAGCCATACGACTAGGGTCTTCGTTAGAGTCTTGAGCCAAAGACCCATTAGTAGTCTTTCTCATTTTTTGAGCAAAGTATAAATCAAATACTTTATTCATAGTATACGACTCTCCAGTGTCTCCGGTAAAAATCTCTGGATAGTTAGCATCTCCTGCAGAAATGTAAGAGGTCAACCTCAACTTGTAGAACTCAGATATTAAATCCTTAGCATTGGAAAGGAAAAAGAAAATGATATCCTTTCGAAGTAATCCGAGACCGCCAAGGCTATACTCCAAAGCGTCTGCGGAATCAATATCTCCAGTGTCACTAAATATAGCATAAACGTAAAAGCGAAACATGTCCTGAGCTCGGGAAGGAGTATAGGAGACCTTTTTTCTAATATCACTCTTATTAAGAATGCCGGAGATATAATACTTACTTGTGGCAGGTACGCCGAGAGAATCACTAGAGCTACCATCAATCCCCTCTAGAAGATTTCCGGACTCGCATATTATGGGGGATATAAACTTCTTGCCGTCAAATATCCTTACGGCAACAGCAAGGGTAACCGGATCGGTACCCTTATCAACCTTAACTCTCCTACTAAACCACCTCCTCCTAACCCTCTGGTCTGTCCAATTATGATACTGTCCCTCTGAAGATAAGGCTAGAGTAACCATTCCCACTTCTCTATCTGTAATGGGGTGAGTAAAGCTTTTAGCGCCGCCCCATCGAGAAGTTTCTCCTCCTCCGCTGGCGGCAACTTTTTCTGGGTAAAAACCGCCAATATCAAATTGTGGACCAGGCAGGGCGGAACCAGATGCGCGAGGTTCATATTCAATTCTAGAATTTATGCCACTAAATTGAGAGTCATGAGCCGAAGAACCCAAGGAAAACTTAGGAATCTTTATTGGTTGGTCCTCTGAAGGCATGAAATTCAATTCGTTCGATTCGTTCTTTATAGGGAGCTCGTTAATATAAATTGATTTCACAAACTCATTATCATCCCAATCCGAGCCTCCAGTATTTTTCCCATTTAGTACGTTGCCAGAGGAATCACAGAAGCCCTCAATAGGGCCTTCGCAAATCAGGTCTTGCACGTGAAATTGAGTGTACGATTCTATAGTGTCGTTATTCAAGCTTCCGGGAAGAAATCTGTTTTGCCCAAAAAAACCGATAGTATTACTACCAACCCTAAGCATTCCATATCCAACAGGAACGGCCCCGCCCTGCTCAAGGAGGTTAGCTCGACCTCCGAACATGTAGGACTTAGTACTCTTCGTGTTATTAGTTACCTTCACGGGAGGAAACATGGCTGCTGCTATGCCGGCGACAACCATGCCAGCGACCATAGTAAAAGCCATGGACGCGAGACTTATGCTAGCCATGGCAGTACCAACAGCTGTAGCAATGATGCCAATTGTTGCACTTATTACTTCCCCTTGAACACGTGGGGCGAAATGAATTTCCTCGAAGTCAGAACAAACCTCCATCTCATGAGATTCGACTAGAATATCCTTAAGCAAATCCTCATCGTACTCCCCAGAGGAATTAACCTGATCGACCCTCTGTCGAGTATGACTGTTTATTTTCCATACAACAATATCAACATTCCTATGGTAGTTGTCGTGAATATTCCTAAGTAACTGGTCGTCAGTATTGCAATTAATTGCACGAATAGCCTCAACAGGAGAGTCAACAATTAAGTCCCACTCGCCACCGACCTTATCAGCCAAAAACCCATGTAAGAATACCTTTTTCATTACCTTATGCCTTAAGTGGTATACACTTTTTTAAATCAAAATAAATAAAATTGTCGTAAAGCATACTATATATTAAATATGGAATCCCCAAAGCTTTGGAATAAGAAATATCCGAATCAGAAGGAAAGGCTGAAGCCAAAGGATGGGAGTGGAATATGCAGAAGATCTTTTTTTTAATTAAATGTACTTTAGGACTGAGCTCAAAGGCTCTTTCGTTCGCGATCCTATTCTGCATTGGAAAGAAAACTTTAGGAGTAAAATTCAACACAATTCCGCAGGACTCTCGACCAGGAGACTTGGAGGCGTGTCTTGAGCATTGCTCGAAAATGTGTGTAGAAATAACATCATCCATTTTTCATGTTTTCGGTAGAAGGAAAGCCTCCGAAGCGAAGGGAGCTTCCACTGGAGTTTGTGGCCTTGTCGCCAAATCTCTTCAAGCAGGAATCTAAAGTTTTTCCACACGAATCCAACCCCCAATACTCTTCGCTAATAGCGGGGAAAGGAGAGGGGGACTGATGATCCTTAACACAAACAAAATGAGAAGGGACAGCAGGCTCCTTTTTGCTTATGTATACAACGACATCGCCAAGAACATAAGAGTTATCAGTATCCCATTCTCCCCTGTTAGTAAATTTATATACCCCGTACTCCGAGAACCTTCGGTTTTTATGGTTTTCTACAGGGCAGCCGGTATAGCCACACGAGTCAGCCTGGCGGTAACGAAAGGAGCAATGATCGGCAAGCATATTCCTACCAGGGAACAATGCGTCATGAACCTCAAGAATAGAAGTCATTTCAAACTCAAGAGAGTCACGGTTTTCAACAATCTTTCTATGTATATAGTATACCTCGTCAGGAAGATGCGCTTCGGAATCCTGTTTGCCTCCAAAAGGGTTCAGGCCAGATAAAGACTCGTTCCTTTCGGAAGACTTAACAGTTCCATCGGCATCTGTATAAGAGGTGCTATTTGGAGCAAAATTAACGTCGTCTAAAAACTTAGCAAAAGTCCTCCTTCTTGTAACTTTGCAGCCATGAAAATCATAGTTAGAGGAAACTATTGAGGATAGTATGCCGCTAGGATTAGAAATCCTAAGTGTTGGACGGGGAAGCCTCCCGTCAGAAGGAGCCTCAAGGCCAGAAACATCCACAGGCAGGGGTTGGTAAGCTTTATTCTGCCAGTATATAGGGTTGGAATTATTTATATTAGAGGTAAACCTATAAACAGGGTCAGAATTAGTTCCGAAACTAATCTTGTATCTTTTTTCAAGCAAAGAGAAGTCCTCCTGCAAATGCGAAAAGTCTATCTCAAAAAATTCCAGCAAAGAATCGGGCTGCATCTTAAGCAGTTCCTTAGTAATATTTTTACTTGAGTCGGACATATATTATAATAGCCTTTCAGAAGTTAAACATCTACTATTTTGCCAGAAAAGAAAGGCTGGTCTATAGTATCTCCAGAGAGGGTTAATGGCGCGGAAGTATGAGTAGAAGCGGAGTAGGTATTGTAAGTGATATCTAGAAAAGAGTCTTCTACTTTTATGGCGTAGCCAGGAAGTCCACCTTCGGCAAGAACCTCTGAGTTAACCTCCAGGTTCGTACCAGCCTCACCATATCCGCCGCCCTTAGTGCCGCCTCCTAAGTGAGTTTTAAAGTTATGATCGTTATTTATAGCCAGGCCTCCTAGCCCTCCACCCGAAACAGTGCCAGGTTTACCGCTGGGAGAACCAGAAATACCAAAGGGAGCTCCGCCACCGCCACCGCCTCCAAAATTGACCAAGCTATGAGTTTTAATTCTTTTTCCATCTCCCACGAACAATCCTCCCGCTCCCCCGCCTCCTCCGCCGCGAACAGACGATCCTTCAAGGAAGTATAATCGAAGTTGAACTGCGGAATCGCCTTCAAGACCATCTATAAATATAGCTCCGCCACCATTTTCACCCTTGCCTGCTGGAATATAATTTTCATTTGAAGTGGTAGGTTTTCCGGCCTCATATATCTCCCCCTCAGAAACCATCCCCTCACCCCCGGAACCTCCTCGACCGTTAATGCTACAAGAGGAAACTATTAATCTATAATCAGATGCAGAAGGGAGACTCTCTCCGCCCCTAATTTTATCTGCGAGAGTTTTTGTTTCGCCATTGGTTTGATGAATCCACGATGCGTTCCCCAAATAGAGGTTAATCTTAACCTCATCATTCCAAGGTCCGCCAAGTTTCAGTGCGGGCTGGTGCGGGTTTGGGGAATTTACATTCCCGGAAAGAAAAATATTGACTTCCTCAAAGTCTTCTAGACTCATAGCCCCAACCTCACCAGAAGAAGAAATCCTTTGAGCTAGGTTAATAGAAGAAGATTTCTCTTCCACGACTTTTTGCACAATATACCCCTCGACAGGAGAATCGGATAACGAAGAAAAAGGAGCGACCTTTAAAACGAAAGAACTAGAGTCATTAAGGCCTGCAAAATAACCATCAGGAACCTGTAGCATCAAGATTCCAGGAATGTTTTTATCCGTATCAGAGTCCCAGACTAAACCACTAGAGGCTGTTTCGGGTTCGGGAATAATATCCTCTATAATTTTTTCAGCATTCACCAAGGCACCAGAGTCGTTAAGAACCTCATCGCCCAAAGTATCATAATCTACATATTTTCCCCCATCCCAATAAACCCTGGTCAAATAAAAACCCCCAGAAATAGAAGGTAGTTTCGAGATAGCTAGAAGGTCCTCTTCAGATGAAACTAGGGCAAGACGACAACCGTCATGAGAGGCGTTAAGAGCGGCGTTTTTATAAAAGTTTTCACCGTTTAGATCCTTATAGAAGTCAACGGTATCACTAAAACCATGGTTATCAAAGTAATAAGAATGGCTATCAACCGAAGCCGGAAAGTTTAAATTAACATATAAACTAGATTTACGCAGGTCATTCTTGGATTTATTAACGTAAGCGTCTATAGAGGAAGATATTAAAGTCTTATGCTCTATATAATTACTCGAGTCATTCGCGAAGGTGCTGGATGTAAAATCAGAAGCAACCCGATACACAACTCCCCCCTCTTGAATTAAGTTTCCCTCAAGATACTCCTGACCATTCTCCTTATAAGTAAGCTCTTGGGTTGCCCCTGAAGAGTATTCTAGCGAAAGAACAGACCTCTGGGTCGCAGAGGCTGCGGCGGTAAAATAAACCTCAACAAACCTTTCCTCGCCAGCTGGGATCGTTAAATTTTGAGATATTATATTAGTAAAGTGCTGGTCTATACCAAGGTAATCTCCATCAAGAAACACTCGTCCGGTAGAATCATGTAGGTAATAGTTAGACCCGTCACTATAAACAACGGACCCGTCACCAGAACTAGAGCAAGTCAAACTATAAGAACCGTCAGGAATGTTAGTCATACCAGAGACGGGGGTGGTCTCAGAGTAAACCCCAATATTACTTTTTGAAAATAGTGCCGAATTAGTAAGGGAAACGGAAGAAGGAAAAATAATAACCTCCTTGCCCCCGATATTTTTAATGGAAATAACCTTTTTCAAGTGCAAACTCGCAGAGCCTACGGGTTTATTGATATCGAAATCTACATCCAGATCCATAGACAGAACTCCAGAGGAATCCTTTTCTGCAGGTAATATATTATCAATCTCGTCATCATCAAGAGGAGTGTTCTGCCCAAGGGGAAACTGCTTAAAGTTAGCGCTGATAGTATGGTTATTTCTGAAGACATAAGTATGATCCCAGGATTCACAATAAAACCTTCGCTTCCTATTGTAAGGAGCGGGAGGGGTAAACAAGAAAGACAAGTAACCTAAGTGAGACTCAAGAAAATGGAGAATAGAGTAAGCTTCTTCGTTGTTTCGGTTTTCAAATTTTAGATTGAATTCTAAGTTGTTTATGTTTTGTTTGTGTTCAGGAAAGTATTGAGAGTATGAAGAAGAGGCGGCGGAGTACTCCTTAATTGAAGGTTTATGGTCAACAGATAAGGGGATGGAGGGCTTCCAGTAAAACTCTCTAGTCCAGAGGTGCTTATTAACCGAGGTTGCAACGCCCGACTGAGAAACGCAAGGCTTGAAAGACCTATTAACGGAATCAGTCCAAGAATAATAATATTTTAAATTCTCAGGACAAAGCACTACGCTATGCTGAAAGTATTCATCCTCAGCAGACCAAGCTTCAGCTTTCGTAACAAACATTTGAGTGGCGACATTTAAAGTAGAGGCGGTAGTATTAATTATATTTACATCAACAGTATTAACATCTTCATTCTCAATCTCATGCTTATAATCAAAACAATAAAATCTTCTTATTAAATTTTCATTATTTCGATAAGGATAATATAACGAATCCCCATCCATCCTAAAGCCAGAGATGCCTTGATCATATCTAAGCTCATGAGTCTGCTTATCGGTTTCATGTTGACCAAGATTATTTTCCAAGAAATGGACAATACAATTTGCCTCTCGACTGCTCCTATTGGAAAACTTGAGATTCATTTCCATCCTCAAGGAATTAATACCCATGGGAGATACAGATTGATAACCATCTCCGAAATCAAAAATTTTATTCCTGGAATTAAAACTAACAGTAGACCCGTAGTCTGGGTCGAAAAAGAATTGATCAGAAGACCAAAGCTCGTGATCAGCACTGTCAATACTAATATCTATGGATTGCCTTATAACATCGAATGATACAGGGGAAGGTGAGCCAGAATTATCATAAGCTTCTGGTCGCATTAGTTGACCAACGCCAAACTCAACTGGGTCTAGAGCCCCATAAATACCTAGGTATAATATGCTTGAGCTTCGACCAATAACTATAAATCGTTGTCGGTTTTGAACATAAACCAGACTAGACCCGCTAAAATCCAATACGTTACCTATTTTTAACTCGGTAAAATCAGAGGAAGCGCTACCGTTAACACTGACACTGCCACTCCCAAGCTCGATAGTGCCAACGTGTCTTGAATTTTCCACATTCTCTATCGGGGATTTTATTATAACATTAGCAAGAGCTATAGCATCCCCGGAGTCAAATTGATCAGGCTGAGAGATGTCAGTTCTAGCGTAACAAAACAAGTGGGAATAAGGATTCCTAACGACGTCGAACTGAAGGTACTCAGTATTCTTTTCAAAATTTCCTTTGTAATTCTGTACGCTTGAAATATAGTAAGCGTCAGAGTCGGTTTCCCCCTGAACGTCATTAAAACCCACCTCCAAAGAAGAGTCGGTGGAACCGTATTTCCCTTGAACAATAGTAGTCAACCCACTGGAACTATATTCTTGGGCAGATACATCATAATCATTTGGAGAGCTCCACTCGGAGTTAACTATGCTTGAATAATCGGGGTCAGAGGACTCGACCTTTACCCAGAATACTGGATTAGATTCAAGAACAGAACCGTTAGGCCCCTTCCAGAAACTCGGTTGAGATGTGTCAAAGTTCTCGTGATAATACTCGCTCTTAGTCCAGCCGTCAGAATTTTCAGCAACGGACATCAAGTCCCTCCCGTTAAGATTAACAGCTCGATCGTTCCTTTGGAGCATCAACGTTTGAGCTTCAGACCTAGAGAGGTGTTCCCCAACAACCCATTCCTCAGAGCCAGAAGAAGCGATAACCACCCAATCGGAATTAGAAGTAATATATTTTTCGTAAGTAGGTACAAGTCCGCCTTCGTCAGAAATCCTGGGTAACCTAAAATATTTGAGAGGACAGTGATAATTAGTATCGGATCTTTCCCACAGTAAGGTGGAACCAATACTATTTGGGGCATGTCCGGTTTCTACCTTGGCGGTCCAAAGCCAAGATGAATCAGAAGAAGTAAATACAACGCTATCAACAGGATAAGTAAACCCAGTTCTTCGCCGGTAAGAAGAAGCGGGAGCTTTAATGCACTTGTATAGCACAGGAGATTGATCGTATCCAGAGGAAGAATAATATTGAACGAGATCATCTTCAGTATAACTCGCTCCGGGATCCCAAAAACCTTTATAAGTATAACTCATTTAACCACCTGCCTAACTGTAAAATTCCCATTCAAATAAGAGCCGTCCTGAGCGGATAGGCTCTGCTGAGTAACCTGCCCAGCGCAACCAAACTTAGCAAGAAGATTACTTTGACCATCTCCAGCCTCGTCCTTAGCTTCAAATAGCTGTAAAGCAACCTCGACAGCAGAAAAGTCTTCGCCGCCAAACCCATGCTGCATCTTGCCTGTTTCGTTTATCGCGGGTATTATTTTATTTGAAGTAATTCGAGTCTCAATGACCAAACCGGAGAGAGAAACCCTATAAGGCATGATTGCCCCGGGAACATAATTTGCAACAGGATGCTCATTAGCCCTTATCGAGAAGTTGTATTTCCGATCAGCCCGTACGCTGTATTGCGCAGACAATAACTGAACATTAAACCGAGACTTATCCTGTAAATTGATGCCGTCAACAACAACGTCCCCGAAACTCTTCAAGCCTTCAGCTGGATTCAAATTATCTATAACATCTAACTCCTTAGATATCTGTATAATACTGCCAAATATCTCATACTCTGCGGTTGCGCGAACAAGGTCAAAAGGGCGCATACTAAAAGAGAAACTTTTCAGCCCCGCATTAAAAAACCTATATTCCCCAACCCTCCCGAACTGCTGAAGGGCGGTAGAGGTTTGTTTATTTAATTCAAAAATGCTAGCAATCGTATTCCTGTTATTAACCTCATCATATATAAAATGCTGCTTAGAAATAACAAAGTCCACAGATAAAGTTCCCTTTACTCCGTCGGTAGGGGTGAGTGTTGGATTATTTACGGTTGCCCCAACTTGGTCAATATCAAAGCTGTCGAATCTGATATCCTTAGTTAGGGAGGTTTGCATGTCTAAAGAAACGGAGGTCGCGTATACCTGAAACGCCCCTATCGTAACCATGCAATCCCTAAAACTAACGAACTGGCCCATTACCTTCTTGTCTCCACTTGTGCGTGTTTATATTCAGGAAGGCTGCTGAGCTCTATATATTTAGAAGGGTCCTCTTTGTATACCTCAGTATAATTCCCCCTCCAATCCCCGCCGTCAGCAGGATCGATAGTAGGAAGAAGCAGCCACTGGGCCCTGTATACTACAGCTCCCGTATCCGAGTTCATATACTCCCCAAAGAAAGGGGAAAAATCCTCAGTGTCAACGCCTTCAAAAGAAACTGTTAAGGTGGACTCCTGCTGAGAAGGGGAGGAGATTCCTTCGCTTAGAAGCTTTGCCTTGCTTATACTATATTCCATTAGAACGCTCCCGTCTTGGGGGTTCTTCACTTCAACGACAACATCTTGCTCGATCCTGCCGTTAACCCAGTTAGCATAATCTAAAAACGCTCTCATGTCAGACAACTTATAATTGTCCATGGAAACAGTAAAATCAAATGTTGTTTTAATTGGGTAAATAATCTGTATATCAAGTGCTTCATAATCTGTTATAGGTGTACCGCTATCAGCCTCTTCCCGTAGAGCATATAACGAATCTAAATCTAGACCTCTTGAATAATTAAAACCAAGTATGGGATTAGAACCAGCAAACTCACTTAAAGTATTTGTAGCATTCTTATATATTGAACCTTTAAAACTTATATCTATACTACCTTGTGTTGGAATAATATAATTTCTTTCTTTTACTTTTGAATTTTCCGCCAGCACCTCTTTCGCGTCAAGCATGGATATGAAGTTCCAATCAGAGGAGTCTTCTGGAGCAGTATTACTAGCCCCAGAAGCGGGAGCGGGGATTATATTTTTAGCTTTATAAACCTTATCTTCAGCAAAGCCGTCCGAGGCGGTGTGTTTTCTGGAAACTAAATCATCAGCAGCATATGCACTAGAAGGATTCCATAAAGAGAACGGGCTCACTCCGCCACCAAGGTTACCGTATACTTTAAAACTATTACTAATCTCAGGAATTTGACCGACATTGCAACTAACCCTATAATTAAGCAGCCTACCCCTTGTGAAACCCACACTTCTTCCGCTGTCAAATATTATACCACCCTGAACCTGATCTTCATCACCTATATCCTTAATAAAATCTTCGCCCAGCATGTATCGAGATAATTCAACCTGTCCTTCGGTTGGCCCGCTAATAAAATTATCAACATATCCAAGCCCGGCAATATACAATGGGCTTGTTTGAGTATTGTAGGACATATCACATTGGGATATGCCAGAAACTAATTGATTCTGAACTATAAATACTTGTTCATGACCAGAAAAGCTCATTAGCCTAATAATCCTCCTGGCCTATTTTCCTGCTTAATAACCATGACTACTTGTTGTTTAATCTTCTTGGTAAGGTTGTCCATGTTCGACTTAGAGTCGGCCGCTGTATCGCTTGACTTAGAACCATCCTTTGCGTTTCCGCCCTCGACATTTACGTTTATGCTTATGTTATTAGTCATGCCGCCTGCGGAAGAGCTTTCTCCAGGCTTAGTGGTGTCCCCAACCAAGCCTCCTTCGTTAAATTTTCCAGAATTTATTTTCTCAAGGCTGGGTATGCCTATTTTTCTTGCGGCGTTTGCATTTATTACATACTCGCCTTCTGTTAGCATTGCGGGAACCTTATCTATTCCTGCCGGGCCTGTGATTTTGCCGCCTGTATAATTTTTGTTCCAGCTGTATCCCTTTTGCCACATCGACTTCGGTGAGTTCTCAAGCTGCTCACTAACTTTATTGTATTGGTCAAAGTTCTCATAGTCGCCGTCATCCATCGGGCGGAGCGCCGCTTCACTACCAGGCCCGTAACCCTGTTTATCCAAGCCCCATTTCTGCATCTTTAAACCAGCCTTCTTATAGCCAAGAGCATTGTCCGCCCTGCCAAAAGCAGACACACCCTCTTTACTCCCCCAGCCAGTTCCAGAACTAAGCTCATTCCCCAATCCCGACATTGCGGCGTTACCAATAAGAGAAACAACTTGCCTGCCAAGAGCTTGTTTTTTATTCTGCTTATCTATCCACTCTTGTTCCTTAGCTTGGAGGGCCTGCCTGGCCATGCTAGCTTCATTCTTAACATCGGAACTGTTTTGCATAAAATGGGCGGACATATTATTACGCTTCCACGCTCGGTTTTTCTGAAACGCATCGTCAGGACGTTGCCATGGTTTATCGCTTTCTGCCTTTTTTTGCATTTTTTGCATAAGCCAACCAGTGCCCATAGCCCCTAGTCCAGAACCCAAGCTATCCTGAAAGCCTCCAGCAAATCCACCTTGGTTATATGCGGGAATTTTTCCCTTGTTCAATTGAGCCATTCCCCCTTGACCAAACCTTGACACAGCATCCCTTCCCATAACAAATTCTCCGTTGGTGAGCATGGAGGGAACCTTGCCTCCCTTATTTAAACCAACTGGGCCGCCCCGAAATTGCTTGGCTGGTGACGATGGAGCCGGCATCGAGCGAATCGCGCCAGCCAAATCCGAAATTCGCCCAGCCAAAGCGTCAATGCTTCCGGTTAATTTAAAGTTCGTATTATTTAGGGTTTGCGTCGCATTGATAGATTGCTGGGCTTCTGTATCTCCATTGTCATACATTCCAGCCATCATGTTATTCATCATATTTTCAACAAACATTTGATTCATCGTATCCAGGAACCCTATCGCAGCACCGCGCAGAGCATCCCCAACACTTCCCCCTTCCCTTGTTACTTGCATTATGGCTTGGCTCATGTTTGAGGCAAAGGCTTTAGGAAGAGCTTCCCCTATGTCATACTTAAATTTTGCGGCGCTATCACTAGCGTCCTTAAAGGCTTTCTGCATGCCGTTCGAAAAAGCATCACCCCCGTAGACAAATTCGTGCTGGATTTTTACGAGCTCCTGCATGCTCTTAAAGCGCTGGTCTTCTTGCTCAAGCAATTTTTCATTTCCTTCAATCATTTTTTGTACATTCGCAAGTTGATCCATCTGAGCGGTAGAATAGCCATTCGAAATAAGTTCTTTGTGAGCCTGGAGAGCGGAGATTTTGCCTACCTCGCCATTTCCACTAACCTCTTCTGCCTCGATTCTTGAGTCAATAGTGTCCGTGCTGTAATACCCTTGGGCTTGCTTAAGTAAGTCTTTAGCAGGTGTATTGTGCAGATCTTCTGAGCCAACAGTTTCATAGAATCCAGTATCCTTCATTATATCTTGAATTTTCTTTCGGGCGGTATTTTCTCGGTCCTCTCTAGTTAAAGTCCTGTCAACTGAATTTTTAGAGATGGCTTTATTTCTGGAAAAATTATATTGCTGAGCAACGGTGCCTCCGCCAACCCTAGCAAGAGCAGTCTGTCCCTTTAAGCTTTGATTCTCCAAAGTCAAACTAGAATATTTATCCGCAAAACCTTTCCCAACGTCCCTACTGTCCTGCAAGCTCTTAAGGGTCTGCAGTATATCGGCCCTAGATTCAAGAACTTCATTTATATCCCTCTCATTATCCAGTTTTCTAATAGAGAGGTTATTCTCGTCTTTGGCCTTTTGATTTAAGCCTTCCTTAATCTTAAGTTGCGCATCATAAAATCTTTTTAAGTTTGCGTTGCCAAGGATCTGTGCATTCAATTTATCCAATATCTTACCGAAGTCTTCCGCAGATAAACCTGCGATAGCTTGATCTATATCATTTTCCGCTATAGCCTGAAAACCTGCAAATTTACCCTCTCCCAAAACACTTTTTAACGCACCGTTGTTAGCTTCGTTGTTGAATAAATTTTTTATCTCCTGGCCGAGCCCCGTTGAACTATCTTGGGATTTTTGAATGAAGGCATCCTTCATGGATTTGGTTGCAGCGAGTTGAGCTTGACGGTGTTTTGAGTTAACCTTGTTAACTTCCATGTTGTGTTTGATTTGGCCTCGCGCGCTCGCGGTTAATGATTTATTGTAAAGTTTTAGAGCTGAGTTCGCACCTTTATTTTCTTGCATCAAACTTTGCCTAATTTGATTTCCGGCAGCTTGAAACTTTGCGTCAGAAATAGCCTTGATTCTAAGAAAATTTAATTGTTTTTTCTCTTGATTTAATAGCTTGTCGTTTTGTTGAAGCTGTGCACGAAGCTGCTTTCTACGATCTTCTCGAAATTTTTCAATCCTGGCCGTACCATCAGATGGACTGTCTTTACCATCCACCAAACCAATCCTTCTTGCAGTAGTCATCGCTGATCCATTCTCGTCACCAAACCCGCCACGCATCAAAGTGGAGATATCTTTACCGGATAACTCTTTATTTTTTAGTACGCCTCCCTTAATCGCGTTACCATCACTACCCATCTTACTCACCTGAACTTCCATATTGTGTATTTTCTTTGACTCTGTGGCACTAGAAAATGCATTGCCTATTATTTGGTCAAGATAATCGTTAGCGCTATCCTTGATAGAAAAAGAGCCATCAAGAAGACCCTCCCTCCCTTCTTGGTAGCTTTTGTGAGCTTTTGTAGCGGAGTAGGTAGCTTGATGCAATGTGTTACTTCCGCCACCTGGCTGAGCTGTCAATCCGATCAGCATTTTCAGATCGGATTTTAGGTTTTGCTCGGGCGACAAACCTTCCTGCGTACTGACTCTCCTCTTCGTAGACTGCAGCACCCCGCCCTCGTACTTCTTAAAGCCAAAGGACATATTTTGTTGCATGAGCTTTACATTTTTGAGGAACTCCTTGTCGGTGTTGTCTTTAGCTGAATCTGGTATTTCCAGATTCCACTTGCCCTTTGCCATTTGTTTATCGAAAGATGCTACTACTTCCTTGCCCGCGAAAGTGTTGGGGTCAGATTTTAATATCGATTTCCCAGTTTCAGTGGCCGCCCCGTCTCCATCAGCTATATTGTACAAATCTTTAATAGACTTTAATGGACTCCTACCCTTAAATATGTCAGACTCACTTTTTCCTTGTTGTGAGAGCAGATTGCCTGTGTAATCATCGCGTTGAAGAAGCTTCACGAATTTATCAGATGACGTAGAG